TTAGGCGGATTGTATGGTACACCTTCTGAGTTATGCACATTAAGAATATAACGTTTCTTTGCAGTCCATATACCTTTGTCAGCAATTACCTCTCGCTCCATTTCCATACGAGGAATACGACATTGCTTCTCTTTAAACATAAGTGCAAAGTCATCTGCAAATAGCTTTTCAAAATGATCAGAGCATGCCTTGTCAAGAAAGTCAACTGGATCTGCTGGATTGAACTTCTTAACAAAGGGTGCGAAGTTTACGTACACAGAATCAGTATCAATAGCAATAACATAATCAACATTGTTAGTTTCAAGTAACTTATTTAATTCAGCATTGATAGTCTTTTCACATCGTTTAATTACTTGCTGGCCAGTCATAGTAATAGCTTCAGCAAGTCTTAAATCAAAGTAACGGAACCACTGATTACCCATTGCACCATACAATGAGTTCATAAGAATTTTAATGGCCATTTGGCGGTTTTCAAGATGTTGAATGTCTGCTTCACTACCACCTGACTTCTTTAGCCTAAGCATTTCGTTCTTTGTCTTCTTACGATCGTCATAGTAATCAATAATGATTTGAGGCATGATACCGATCTTAGTTGTATCATAATGAGTATCGTTTGCTGCTATTGAAACATTTTCAGAATTCATAGTAATTGTTTCAGGAGACATATTCCACTGAGTAATAATATTAGGATATAGTGATGCTAAATCAAATGATACAACCCAATCGTGTGCACCAATCTGTGGTTCTTTTACATAGCCACCTACAAAATCAATAAGCTGCTTTTTGCGTTTACCTTTGAATGGACATACGATACCTTGCTTATTCAACTCTCGATAAACAATTGAATCCCATATACCAACACTGCCTAACACTTCTTCATATGTTACACCGCCACGATATGCAATCGTAAGTGCAAGTGCCATTAATCCCATTTTATCATCAATGCGCTGAACAAGTTCAACGTCTTTAATGTTATAGTCAATGTACTTTTGAAAGTCTTCTGTGTACAGTTTAAGAAGAGAACCATGCTCTTCATATGATAGCTTCTTCTCACCAACGACTACACTTGCAATATGATCAAGACGATAAGATTCTTGTGGGCCATATGTAAAGCCAAACTTCTTAAACAGTGCCATTGAGTCAAGTTGTGCAATACCTGGAATGTCATAACCTAGAATCTTATGCTCACCACCATCAGCACCTGCACTACCTTGACTTCGCTTAATTTCGCCTTCAAGATTATAAGGAGAAAGCCCTTTAAGAGTTTCACTTGTACCAGAAAGACGAGCAATGCGATTAGCAAGATAAAGCATATCAAATGCGCGAACATTCCAACCTGTAACAATATCAGGCCATTCGGAACGCCAATGAGTCATAAACTTACGCAATAACTCGTCTTCAGTTGCACATTCACGATACTGTACGAGTAAATGATTAATAGATGAATCACGTTTAGTTTCATCCCACTTGCCTAAGCCAAATGTATGGTACACCTCTGATTGATTTGATTTAATAGTAATTGCAGTTACAGGCCACTTTGCCTCTTCAGGTGTAGGGAAACCTTCATCGGAATGAACTTCGATATCAAGATTAACGATGTTAATATGATTAATGTCGAATTCAATATCACCTGGATACTTTTGCGTAATCCATTGATGCTTATAGTTAACTGTACCATAGATCGAGCGACCTGTGATTTGTTCATTCTCTTCCACCCATTGTTTTGCTTCACTCATTCTACCAAAGGTACGTGGTACAACTGGGCGACCATCCATCGAACTAAAAGCTGATGTGACAGGTTTTGTGCTGCTTGAATAAAGGGTAGGTTTAAATGTGACGTTGTTAATAATAGCAGAGCCATTATCAGTACGACCACGATAATAAAGTTGGTTCATATAGCGATGAACATCAGTGTAGAATTTCATATATTAGCCTCTCATAATCATACAATTATATCACGTTTGGTGGCTACTGTACACCCCCATCGTAAGAATTAAATGCCCAATAGCGTTCTTTACACCACCAGCATTCTCGACAAGGGACAGGTAAGCTCATTGTACAACTGTTTGTAATATTAGCTAATTCATTTAAATTGAATTCAGCATACTCTTTTGCAATGTCCTGTTTGTTTTTGTAAGCCCATGGAACAATAATATCATCATAATTGTCCGGCAAGTTTTGTAACTCTTTTCCTTTCATTGAGTTTCCAGGTCTTTCGTCACCTGGCATTCCTTGGCTTGTGCCAAACACCCAATGAGTTACAGCAAATCTTTGTTCGAGATACTTGCGAGCTGGTCTCATAAAATGGTATTTTGATTTAACACCATCAAAATCCATAGGATGAATAGTGATATCATGTATCTTAGCTTGAAGATCTTTCTTCATAATGCCGTTTACGAGTATCCAGTTCCTTACATCCTGAGCAACTGTAAGCGTGTCCATTTCAGGAAGATTGATATCATAGCCGTGTATAGGATAAACTTCAACCGGTAGCTTTGATAGATGATATAGAATCAGAGCAGAATCAATTCCGCCTGAAAGAAACAATCCGCACTTCTTTATATGTTTAGGAAAGTACATTTGCAACCAAATGAATACGAGTTTCTCGTGATGCATTGACTGCTGTGTGATGCGACCTTGTATTTACAAAGTAACCAACACCTTTCTTTAAATGCCGAGGTTCATTATTAACAATCATAAAACAGCCACGTTGTGTTTTTATAGGAAAGTGTATTCGATTATTTGCATCATTGTGCCAAGATAAACAACCGGTTGGTCGGGAAGTCATAACACGAAAACGTCCAATCTTATATTTTGCTGTTAATTCAGAATGAATCTTTTCAAACGTTGTGTCTTTAAATATAGTGCTAACAGATGAAAAGGCTGATTCTTCTATTGGTTCATCATAAAAAATCACATCATTTGGTTTTGAGTTAACATGATCTACTACAAGACTGCCGTACGAATAAGCTAAATCATCTTCATGTCCTGGAACATTTGATATATGTAATTGATCTTTGCCCCAGCTGCCATCAGCTAAATCTACAATAGAACCAAGTTCAGCTAATAGTTCATCTGCATCATATTTCATATCAGGTAGAACATTATAATAAGTTGAGTTGGGGTCACCTTCCATATGCTCAATGAAGTCTTCCATTGGCCCTAAGTTTTTTAGGTATTCAGTCGCTCTGCTCATATCGTTCTTTCATTATATTATAGTTTTCAACAAGCTCCATAAGGTGTGACTGAGCTTGCATGGCTGTAAGGAATTCATCGCCGTCTTCGACGTGTCGAATAATATTCCAAAAAGAATCTTCAGGCACATTGCGAGTAACTTGATATTCTGCAACTGCCCGAAGAATGTAATCGAATTCAGACATAATAATAATCTCCATAGTCATATAGAGTTATTTATTCAACCACTAACGTAGGCTTCGTCCTTCGGTCTGTACCAAGCTTTTTGGTTATGAAGTTTTCCAAGTAGTCGAGCAATTTCTAATCTATCGGAATCTTCAAGACTATTGGCCTGCTTATAAAGTAATGCATCTTCAATCATTCTAATATCTAATACATTTAACTCAAATACAGGATTTGGTTTCATGATGAAAAGTGTGTATTCAACATATCCAAGCGGTCAGTTGCAGCTGCCATAGTATCAAGTTCGTTTTGAATTGCTTCAACAATATCACTGTGCTCACCAATGCCAACAGCTTGATTCATGTACACCATGATATTAGTTTTTGCTCGTTCAAGTTCACCTTCAGCATGCATGCGACATGCTTTAACCAATTGTTTTTCCATTTTCACTTCCTTTTTTTCCCAGGGTTGATCTGCCCATTTAGCCAATTTTTTACTCCTTAGTAAAACGGGTAGACCGCTACAGTCTACCCTGATTGTTTACCACGCTTGATGCGGGGTGTGTCGTAGCTTTTCTAAACGACGTTCAAGGTCACACATATCTACCGATCCAGATAAGTAATCACCGTGATAGCGATCATATGTAACATTGTTATGAAGTCGTGGAAAAGCGAAATAGTCAGCAAAGAATTTTTTAATACGCTTTATCATTTGAGAGGGTATCCTCTTAGACTGCCTAAATTGTGATTGTTAAGTGCAGTAAATACTACAGACACTGATTCATTCCGATATTCAGTTTGTTGTAGCATGCGTGCAACTTCCCAATTAGCAGAACGCTGTCTGTTTTCTTGAAAGCTTTTTCCAATTCTTTTTAGTGTGCTAACTAGCCTTTTCATTAAGTTGTTGACGTGTGTCATGGTTTTTTTCCTCGTTACCAATATTGATTTTACGAGGACGCTGATTTTCTGGGATGAGATATTCCAACTCAATTGCAAGAATCCCATCTTGAATATCGGCTCCGTTAACATTTACATGTTCAGACAGCCTAAAGGTGCGTCTAAATTTCTTCGTGCTAATACCACGATGAATAAACTCTCTGCCTTTAGATTTATGTTCGCCTGTTACGGTTAGTGTTCGGTCTTTGACCTCTACGCTAATCTCATCTTTTGAAAACCCAGCAATTGCAAGTTCAATCAAATATTCAGTATCACCAGCTTTGATAATATTATGCGGGGGATAGTGATCATTTGCATGAGTAGCTGTAAATTCCAGCTCTTTGAATAAATGGTCGAATCCCACAAAAGATGAACGGGGAAATAGTGTGTGTAAGCCTGTCATTGTTTTCTCCTTTTGACTAAGCAAGAAATTATGTAGACCGGAGGATCCGCATCTACGCTACTATATATACTCTATTTGTTTCCTATATTATATTTAGGACACAATTCCCATTCATTTTTCTCTTTGAATGGGATTATCTTAATCTGTCGTAATGGCGCACAATCTAGCTGAGATGCTACTGCAAGCTTAATTAAGCCCCAGTCACTCAGTAAAGTTGTAATCGTATTTCTACGTTGAATGTCATTTAACTCAAGATTAGATTTCTTACCATCAAGGAGAAACAACTCCTTGAAGTGTACTATAAAATATCGGCCTTGTTTATGTAAAATATGACACGATTGAAATAGCTTCTTCTCTTTGCGTGAAGCCACGCCAATTCGTGTAAGTGTCTCTCTGACTTTTAGAAAATCATCCGGCTCGTCCAGGATAACTTCAAGCATGTCTGCGGGTGTCCAGTGAACATTATTGTTTTCTTCTACCACCTTTAAATACCTTTTCTCTCAAATTATTCATTTGGTCGGATGATAAAAGTGACAGGACTTGGCGAGCTTTCTCATTACTATAGCCATAATATTCCTTGACGACATCAACATCTTTAACCAATTCAGGTTTATTCCATTTCGAGAAGCGTTTCCGCTTTCTGATTATATTTATAAGAAATTGATATTGTAGCTTTTTATCAAGGTGGTGGTAACGGTTCATTTCATTTGCAATTAATGCAGTATCAGCAAAGTAACTCAATCCACGATTAACCATAAATGCACTATAAGCATTCTCTGTTATATCGTCTATCATGATATCGCGTTTACTGGTATTAATTGATGTAAGATAATCAAATGGACTTATTGACATGCGGCAAGTCTTTCATCGAGCAGTTCTTTTGTTAGCTCAGTAGAATGACCACATTGTACATCTGTATTACTCCAATATAACTGAGGAAAAGTTGTATGACCATTCTTCATCATATGCTCATCACAACGTGGATCTGTATCAAGGTTTACTTCGTTATAAGCATAGCCCCATAACTTCAGTTGCTTCTTGAGCTGCTTACAGTAAAAGCATTTTGGCTTTGTATAAAGATTAAGCATTCAATGCCCCTATTAAAGTTTGCATACGCATTACATCCATTGCAATATCATGACGAGGATCGTGCAGTACAAAGTGTTCTTCAAGACCTTCTGGAATGAAATTGTTTTTAATGTCAGCACCATATGCTAATCCGTCAATCATACTTATTGTATCACGAATATCCCACCATTTATACGGTTCATCTGCATGTCCAGTGGCGTGACATAGTGACGTCATAAACACAGGATCAAAAGTGTTACGACGAGTATAAATTACACCGCCATCATAATCTGGTTTGTTATCCCAATAAAATTGATACAAGTCTTCAATAGACCTATCTTCTTTCGAAGGAGCAATAACTTTCTGTGCTTCTTTGTTTTGCTTAGACCACCACTCAACAGTTTCTTTTGTAATAATGCGATTGTATTTTTCAACCTGTTCTTTTACATCAAACTTAATGTATGCAGCACTATCAACTAATTCACTGTAAGTGTATAATTTCTTTGGATCCCAATTCAACATAGCAAAGGATAAGACAGCACCCGTATGCGGATCCTGTGACATAGTTTCAAAATCATAAATTGTATTCATTCTATAAATCCTAAAATAAAGGAATGCAAATGATAAAATAGTATTGCATCCTGATAAAGCAATAGCCATAGACCAACAATGAGTATTAAATATTTCATGCGAATTTTACCTCCGACATTACTTCAGTCATGCAAGCAACGAGGTTTAATTCATGGTCTGCAACAAATGCAGCTTTGTATTGATAATCGGCAAGTATAAGAACTAGCTGTGGAATTGATGCAGGTGCAACTTTAGTTGTCATGGTATCGTAGACACCACGAATAATAGCTGACGTATCAAGATCAAGATTATTCACAATCCAAGAACGCATTGTTTTAAAGTCTTTTGCTTTTAAAGATGCGTAAAGGTTATCAAATTGTTGTGTAGCATTGCTACTTGAATTGCTTGCCACAAGTGTGCCAGATGTTGATTGGCGCTGTCCTTCATTTAATACACGACGCCAATCTGGCGCATGTTTTATAATAAGATCCGCAACTGCTTTTCTTTCGTACGTTACTCCTTCATCAACAAGGATAGTAGTGAGGCGATCAAAGAAAGATCCAGCTAAGCCTGCAATTTCAGTTTTAGTAGCATTAAACTCATATACACTGCAACGTGAGTGTAGTGGTTCAATAATACGATTCTTGAAGTTACATGTAAGAATGAAACGACAGTTATCTGAAAATTGTTCGATAAAACCACGTAGCGCAGGCTGTGTTGACTGTGCATTAAGGTAGTCTGCTTCGTCTAAGATTACAACTTTATATCCGCCAGAAAAGGAGACAGTTGATGCGAATTGTTTAATCTTGCCACGAAGCGTATCAATATTACCTTCTTCGGATCCATTGATAACGATATAGTCAAGATCTAGCTCTTTGCATAAAGCCTTAGCTACTGTGGTTTTACCGAGGCCAGCAGTTCCAGTGAGTAACATATTTTGTACTTCACCACTGCTGACCATTTGCTGAAACGTATCTTTGAGGGAGACTGGTAAGATAGTTTCAGCGATTGTTTGTGGGCGATACTTTTCAACCCATAGAAAGTCTTTGGACATATTTACTCCGATGTCAATTTAATTCATTATATAATATATGGAGCAGAATGTAAACCTTTAATTTCCGTCTAGCTGCGCCTGTTCAACCATTGCTGTTAGCTGAACACATTGATCGCGAAGCTGACCAATTGTTGTGAGCTCTTCACCACGGAAGCCCCCACGTTGAACAATTGTATCAATTACAGCGATAGCACTACGTGCAATTCGGTTTCCGATGTCTGCAATTTGCGCATCTTGTGATGGGGGTACGTCAGGTGTTGGCTGAGGTACGACTTGTTGTTTTGCCATTATTTAAGCTCCGTAAGTTGTTGTTTTATCGAGTGCAAGCCAATAAGTCATATTCTTATCGGTGTTTGTCCATTTGGACATTTGCTTGGTTGAGATGCCTACTTCATAATCACCTGGTAGGACTTTTAGGTTTTCAATGCTATATATGAAGTTAAAATCTTCACTTTCATATGTTCCTGGTACATCAATGCTAAATGTATTTGAAGTGGTATTTTCTTTATCAAGTACAGTTAGTGTGATTGCACCGTCGGATGCAGTAATAGATAACTCCTTATGTTTGAGTGCAGATGATGCACGTTTAATCTTGGCCATTGTATCTCGGTCCATAGTAAAATGAACCACAAAATTATTCATGCCTTGTGCTTTTTCAAGCATACTCTCTGTTGGAGTTGTAACCATTGCAGGGTCTGTAAAGAAATATTTAATCTTCGATCGACCAGTTGAATCAGAAATCACTGCATGTGTTTCCTCAACTTTGATTTGTGGTTCATCTACAAGATCAATAACGCCTAGAAACTCATTGAGATCATATACGCCAAACTTTGTAGCAAATGTCATATCAACAGTGCTAGTCGCTAATATATTACGCGATTCAGCAATCGTTGAAATAGTATTACCTTCAGTAAATACAATGTTAGAGTTAATGGTAGAATAGTTCTTTAAGACTTCTACAGTCATATCAGTTAGCTTCATATTCAATCCTTTTCATAATTACTATTATTATATCATATATTACGCGGCTTGTACACCCTTATCTGATATTTTGCTAAAGTTTTTCTCTTTGAAGAACTCAAGCTTGGTGTCAAATTTGTTATCAAGTATTTCACCTTTATGACTAATAACAAATACATTCGTATCATCATCAAGTGAATATAGGATCTTCATAAGATTCTCAACACCATCATGATCAAGTGATGAGTCAAACGTTTCATCAAGCACTAAAAGATTAGTGGCTACACTATTTTTCATCTTGGCTATCTGTCGCCATGTAAAGAGAAGAGCCAAATCAATACGTTGCTTTTCACCTTCAGAGAATGAATCATATGTAAACGAATCACGATGCCGTGACTTAATTGTTTCAATAAAGCTTTCGTCTAAATTGAAATGTACAAAGAAGTCAAGGATTTGCAGATACTTATTGACCAGGTTATTGATAATCGGTACATACTGTTTGATTACTTTTGTTTTGATACCGGTATCTTTTAGCATTTCAGCCATTACTGTATTGTAAGAAAAGACTTCGTTAAGTCTCAAACGATCTTCCATATAAGCATCTTTTGATGCAGTCATAGCTGCCATCTCTTCATTTGCTTTTGATAGATCGCCGGTGCGACCAGTCAATCGTGTGATATCAGAATTGAATGATTCGATTGAAGTCTGTAATCTTTGAACTGCAATACTATTGTTATTGATTGATTGCTGCCGATCACGAATAACACCTGCAGCTGTAGTAAACTTTTCAATTGTAGCAGAAACTTTACTTCCTTCTTGCTCTACTTTTTGAATACCATTTGTAAGTTCAGCGGCACGTGATTTAGCATCTGCAAGTTTAGACTGTCGCAACTCATCACCAATTGTTTGCTCACACGTTGGACATTCACTATTGTCTTCATAGAATTTGGCATCTTTAACAACTGCTTTAATTGACGTATTAAACTCTGCTTTATATTGCAATAGGCTTTGCTTACGGTTGTTTGCTTCACTTAAAGCTGCATCAACCTTATCGCTTTCTTTTTCAATATATTCAGCTGACTCTACATTCTCAGCAATTAATGCATCAATCTCTTCCCTAGTCGCAATAATTTGAATCTGTTTTGCATCAATCTCTTCTTCATTGATTGCATTGATATCACGAATATACTTACGCTGTGAATCAATCTGATTCTTCTTTAGCTCAAGTTGATGTGAGATATCTTTTAGCTTTTCTTTGAGTACAGCATTCTTTTCTTTTACAAGAGTATTCATTTTAGAGAATACATTAATGTCAAGCAAATCTTCAATAACATCTCGTCGATGCTGTGCATTTAACTGCATAAACGGTATGAATGAAGAACTACCTAATACTACAATCTGATGAAAGCTTTTATGATTTAGCTTTATGATATTTTGTTCCAGGATCTTCTGATACTCTTTTGCATGTGAATCCTGGTTAATCATTACATCACCGCGCCAGATTTCAAAGATGGCTGGTTTGATACCACGCTTTACACGAAAGTCAGATTTACCTATAGTAAACTCAATCTCAACAATACACTCTTTGCCATTGATTGAATTAACAAGCTGTGGTTTACTAATATTGCGGTGAGGTTTATTAAACAATGCAAATGACATTGCATCAAGTAATGTAGATTTACCTGCGCCGTTCTGTCCTACAATCAATGTAGACTTATGTGACTGGAGATTGATTTCGGTAAACTCATTGCCCGTAGACATAAAGTTCTTCCATCGTAGCTTCTTAAAATATATCATGCTACCTCGAGTGCTTGTGCTTCTGCTAATAGATTACGCATATCAACTTTCAATTTGTCTTTATCTAATTCAGTTTCAACAGCATCAACATAATTGTCGAGAAGCTCACCAGTATCTTCAATTGATACGGATTCGTCTTCTACATTATCACCGGCAAACTCACTAAAGTTTTCGGCTATCTTTAAATCGTGTATGCTTTCATTCTGTATTTTATCAACAAATCGATCAAATGTAAATAGGTCTTTCTTGTTTATTACAGTTATTTTAACGAATTTGTTACATAGATGTGACGTATCAAACAATGTATAATCAACCTTTGAATCATCATATATGATATGCTCAAATAGAGTATGCTTATTTACAATCTTTTCAAGATCACGAGTTTTAGTATCAAGTATATGAAAGCCTTTTTCGTCATGTGCATCTGACCAAAAGAACTCTAGCTGTGTACCAAGATATTGAATGTTATCGCGATGTGAGCTCACATGAAAGTGACCAGACAATACCTTTTCAAATCGATTGAAGATGCCATGATCAAGACCGCCGTGATGTGGCACGCCTCGCATTACATCAAAGCCTTTTAGTTCAAGATGGCCACCAAGCCAATCTGCTTTACATATCTTGATAAACTCCATAGATCTACCATAGTTTTCTTGAGTAATCCATGGTAACATAGCAAACTTAAATCCATCAAGATTCAGTACAGTTGGTTCCATATGAATAGTTACTTCGTTCATATAATGGCCAAGTAACTCTTTTAACGCATTAAGCTCATTTGTATTCTTATAGAACACGTCATGATTGCCTGGAATAACATCCATATGAATATTGTATTCCCGAAGCTTACTTAAGAAGTTCTTTCTAAAACTATGCAAAGATTTATAGTTAATGAATTTACGATTGTCGAATACATCACCGAGATGAATGATTTTCTTAATATCGTTGTCTTGCAAATAGGAAAAGAACTCACTATAAAATACGTTAGCATTATCAGTAAAGATATCAGATGCGTTTCGAATGCCTGCATGTGTATCGTTGAGTATTGCTATTTTCACTTAAATATTTCTCCCAAATCAGAATCACTACTATT